CTCCCTAATGGCGCTGGTGGTTACCAAGTCGGCGACGGTAATCTTGACGAAATTATTTTTGGCAACACAGGCACTCCGGTTGCTTTGACCGGTGCGTCTGTCACTATCACCGCAGCCGATCTGGCTAACGGCGTGTGTACGATGGACCCGGGCAGCACCAGTGCGGGCACTTATGTGTTTCCTACTGGCGCGCTGCTTGACGCGGCGTATCCCAGTCTGAAGATCGGCTCGACGTTTGACTGCGCGTTCATCAACATTGGTGACGACGCAGGCAACGACGTGACGTTCACGGCAGGCACGGGCAACACCCTTGTTGGCAACGACGTCATTCAAGACGCGCTGACCAAGACGAACAATACGTCCGGTATTTTTCGTTTCCGCAAAACGGGCGACGCCGCGTACACGATCTTTCGTATTGCCTAAGCACCGAGGGGGCTTCGGCCCCCTCAACTGAAAGGATTTTAATATGCCGAATACCAAACCAGTTGGGGTGGCGTTTTCGGACCCGGAACTTGTCTCAGGCACAACCATTGCTGATGCAGTTATCAGCAATCCCACTGTCACAGGCGGTACGTTGACGGGCAGCACGTTGAGCAGCACGACTAAGTCGCTGTCCAACGTGCCGTCTGGCTTTTCTGCATCGCAGCAAGGCGCAACGATTGCCACGACCGGCAACTCCGATGTATTTGTCATCGTAGCGGCTGACGGGACGTTGTCAGGAGTGGATTTTTCCGGGGTCGATGCGCTGGCCGCCAACAACAGCAACTTCATCACCTTCTCTATTACCAACCTTGGGCAGGCCGGTGCCGGGTCAGCTGCGATGCTTGCAGCCACCGACGCCAACACAACCAAGGCCACGGGTGGCACGGGGACTACCGCCAACGCTAGGCGCTCCCTGACGTTGACCGGCACTGCGGCTGACTTGATCGTGGTAGCGGGCGACCGTCTGCGGATTCGGGCGGCGGCCACTGGCACGCTTGCCAACACCGTGACCTTCCCGGTATACAATCTGACCTTCACCGTAGCGTAAGGACAGCGGGGCTTCGGCCCCTGCTGCACACACATGCCCATCATCTACATGCGTCACCCTGTCCACGGCGAGAAGATCGCCTCGCTTGAGCTTGAAGCCGAGCATGATGAAAAACACGGCTGGACAAGGTACACTCCGGGTGAGGAGGCGCCCCCTGACCAGCCGGTAAACGAGCTGCGCCCGCGCCGCCGCAGGGAGTCGGCTGATGCAAAGCTACTTTGATACCGTAACAAACCAAGGCGGCGCGCCGATTTCCGGCGCGTCGGTGTTTGTTTACGACTCTCTTGGCGCGCTTGCTACGCTGTTTTCTGACAACGGCGTTACGCCGCAGTCCAATCCTATTGTCACGGGCGCCGACGGCAAGTTTATTTTCTTTGCGGCCAACGGCATCTACAGCGCCGTCATTACCGCCCCCAGCTACAACTCAGTTACGATCACAGGCATCGCGCTAAACGACCCGGCCCCCGCGCCGACGTTTACAGGCACAGGCGCGTACGTCCTTCAGACCAGTCCTACGCTTATTACGCCTAACCTTGGCACGCCGTCAGCAGCCACGTTAATTAGCGCCACAGGGCTCCCAATCAGCACTGGGGTGTCTGGCCTTGGGACCAACGTTGCAACCGCGCTGGCGGTCAATGTGGGCTCCGCAGGGGCATTAGTTGTTAATGGCGGTGCGCTCGGAACTCCCAGCGGTGGTGTGCTAACCAACGCGACTGGATTGCCACTGACCACGGGAGTGACCGGCACTCTACCGGTTGCCAATGGCGGGACGGGGATCTCCTCATTCGGCGCAGGGGTTGCAACTTTTCTTGGTACTCCGTCCTCCGCTAATCTTGCAGCAGCGGTTACGGACGAGACGGGCACGGGTGCTTTGGTATTTGCAACTTCACCGACACTTGTCACTCCTGCGCTCGGTACGCCATCCTCTGGAACGCTGACCAACGCGACTGGATTGCCAATTGACGGCGGGACGACCGGGACGCTTCCGGCTAACCGAGGCGGCACTGGGTTGACGGCGCTGGGTACTGGTGTGGCCACGTTTCTTGGCACTCCATCGTCGGCCAACCTTGCAGCAGCGGTGACGGGTGAGACAGGAACCGGGGCGCTGGTGTTTGCCACTTCACCGACGCTTGTCACGCCGACGATTGGCGTGGCGACCGCAACGTCGGTGAACGGGCTGGTGCTGAACCGAGGGACTGGATCTGGTAACGCTGAGAGCGTAGCGGTCGGTGGCACGGCATTGGATAGCGCCACAAACGGTCAGAAAAATACCTGTGTTGGGTACGCTGCTGGAACCCAAATCACTGGCGGGCAAGAATCGGTGTGTGTTGGTTGGACAAGCGGAAAAGACTTGACGACCGGCAGAGGAATTTACATCGGCCATGAATCGCAGGCCAGTTCTGGCGGTGCAGACAAAGAGATTGTGATTGCGTTCGGTAAAACAGGACAAGGAAACGATACTGGGTTCTTTGGCGGCAACAACGGCGTCTACAACGAGGGCAACACCACTGCATGGCAGACGACATCTGATGAGCGCATCAAGCGCAACATCGCTGACGCGCAAGGCGGCTTATCAATCATTGACGCCGTGCAGGTCAGGCAGTACCGCTACAAAACCGCAGCGGATATGCCGCTCGACGACAATGGCAGGCCGATGGCCAGCGGTCTTGACCCCGACAAGCTGCGGATCGGGTTCATCGCGCAAGAGCTTGAGCAGGTGCTGCCTGAAGCAGTTACCGTCCAATCTAGCGGGGTGCGCTCAGTCAACATCGATGCCCTGCATTACCATCTGATCTTGGCGGTGCAACAGTTGTCGCGCCGGGTCGCTGAACTGGAGGCTAGATAATGCCAGTGCTTACGCTCTCCGGCGCTGGCGTCACCGCCGGTGACATCATCAATGGGTCGCTGCGCCTCTTAGGCCAGCTTGCGGAAGGCGAGACGCCGTCGTCCGAGACGTCAGCTGACGCGCTGCTGGCGATGAACCAGATGCTGGACAGTTGGAGTACCGAGCGTCTGGCAGTGTACGCTACCCGCGACGATGTTTTCACTTGGCCCGCGCAGACCATCAGTCGCACCTTTGGCCCAACAGGTGACTTCGTTGGCACGCGGCCTATTCTGCTAGACGACAGCACCTACTTCAGAGACACTGACAACGGTCTGTCGTACACCATCAACTTCATCAATCAGGACCAGTACAACGCCATTTCTTTGAAGACTGCGGGCAGTACATATCCGCAGGTCATGTGGACCAACATGACCTACCCCGACATTGAGATGTACCTGTTCCCGCGCCCGACCAAGAACTTGGAGTTCCACCTCATATCGGTAGAACCGCTCGCCCAACCAGCTACGCTCAACACGGTGTTGAACTTCCCGCCTGGCTATCTGCGAGCGTTTCGGTACTGCTTGGCCTGCGAGTTGGCGCCTGAGTTTGGTGTAGAGCCTTCGCCACAGGTGCAGCGGATTGCCATGACGTCTAAACGCGATCTGAAGCGGATCAACAATCCTGACGATCTGATGGCAATGCCCTACAACTTGGTTGTCCGCCGCACCGCTCGCTTCAACATCTTTACGGGCGGCTACTGATGAAAACGCCGATCCTCGGCGCCTTCTATGTCGCGCGCAGCATCAACGCTGCGAACGACCGCTGCGTCAACCTCTTTCCCGAGGTTGTCGCAGATGGCGGCAAAGAGCCTGCGTTCTTGCAACGGGCGCCAGGGCTTAAACCTATCACGCTGACCATCAGCGGCTCGCCCTCTGCCACGCTCGACAACGGTTCGATCAGGGGTCTGCATGTCTACGACGGCAAGCTGTACGCCGTAACGGCGGAATCGCCCGCCACCCTGCCCTACCCTGAGACCAAACTGTGGGAGATCGACGCCAACTACACGGCCGTCCTGCGGGGCACCGTGACGTCTGACGTCGGCACGGGCCAAGTGACGATGGCCGACAACGGCACGCAGTTGTTCTTGGCGTGCGGCGATGCGGCCGGCACCAGCTACATCTACAACAACAGCACGAACGCGTTCGCGGAGATCACTGACCCGGACTTCCCCGGCGCCTCCTCTGTCGGGTTCATTGACGGGTACTTTGTCTTCAGCGAGCCAGACAGCCAAAAGTTGTGGGTGACGGAACTGCTGGACGGCACCTCGGTCGATCCGCTGGACTTTGCCAGCGCCGAGGGCGCGCCTGACAACATCCTGTCGGTGCTTGTCAGCAACCGCGAGGTATGGGTCTTTGGTACGTTCACGACTGAGGTCTGGTACAACGCGGGCGGGCCTGACTTTCCGCTTGAGCGCATCGCAGGCGCCTTCAACGAGCTTGGCTGCGCCGCACAGTATTCAGTCCAGAAGCTTGCCAACCAAGTGTTCTGGCTTGGCCGGAACGCGCAGGGCCAAGGCATCGTCTACGTCTCGAACGGTTACATCGGCACGCGGATCAGCACGCACGCTATTGAGTACGCCATCCAAACCTACGACCGGATGGACGACGCAATCTCGATGACGTACCAGCAAGATGGCCACCAGTTCTACATCCTGACGTTTCCGTCGGCAAATCGAACTTGGGTTTACGACCTTGCGACCGGACGCTGGCACGAGCGGGCGGGCTGGGTGGCGAGCACATTTGTTCGGCACCGCGCCAACTGCATGGCGGGCTACAACGGCAAGATCATCGTTGGTGACTACCTTAACGGCAAGCTCTACGAGCTTGACCTTGAGACCTACGCTGACGACAACGACGTCCAGCGCTGGCTGCGCTCGTGGCGCGCCATACCTACCGGCCAGAACAATCTCAAACGCACGGCGCAGCACAGCTTGCAGCTCGACTGCGAGTCGGGCGTCGGGCTGGTAACCGGCCAGGGTTCTAACCCGGAGGTCATGCTGCGCTGGTCAGACGATGGCGGCCACACTTGGTCGAACGAGCACTGGCGTTCAATGGGCGCCATCGGTGAAACGGGGCGGCGCGTGATCTGGCGCCGTCTTGGCATGACGTTAAAACTGCGCGACCGGGTGTACGAACTCAGTGGGACAGACCCGGTGAAGATTGCTATCATGGGCGCTGAACTGCAAGCGAGCGGGACCAATGCCTAGCCCGCAACCGTTTAGGATACCCGCGCAACGGGTGCCGCTGGTGTAAACTGAGCAGGGGTTGATGCGGCGCGAGTGGTATCGGTTCTTCAACCGCAAACCGCGCCACGGCGCGTTCTTCGACACCACCACGCAGACGGCGGCGGCGACCAACACGGCCTACGCGGTCACGTTTAACAACACGGCGTCA